TGGCGGCGGTGGTTCAGCGCCATCTGCTGCTGGCGGCGCTGGCGGCTCCGGAATTGTTATCCTCAAGCTGAACTAACATGAAGAAATACCAACTTTATGGAATAGACACGGCAATGCAATTGCTGCGCCCTAATGCCAAGTGGGAAATCAGCAACCGCACTATCACGCGCTGGGAAGATGACCGACCATGCCCAACATGGGAAGAAATTGACGCAACGATGGAAAAGATTAAAGCGTTTGAAGATTCAATCCCCACCATTTGGACAGTTAAGATTTTGGAAGAATTGGAGATGTAATGGCACACTTTGCAAAGATTGAAAACGGCATCGTCACGCAAGTGATTGTGATTGGCAATGAGGACACATCATCTGCTGATGGAACAGAAAAAGAGTACATCGGCGCTGCTTTTTGTGAACGCCTGTTTGGTGGTGATTGGAAGCAGACTAGCTACAACGGCAAAATTCGCAAGAACTACGCTGGCATTGGCTACGCCTACGATGAAAGCCGTAATGCTTTTATCCCGCCACAGCCATTTCCAAGCTGGACGTTGATAGAGGCAACTTGCCAATGGACAGCGCCGATTGCAATGCCTACTGATGGCAAGCTGTACTCATGGGATGAGGCCACACTATCCTGGATAGAAAGAGCAGGAGCGTAAGTTGACTCCTGAACTACAGAAGTACTATGAGGATAGATTCAACCTGTTCTCAATGGATGGTTGGAAAGACTTAATTGAAGATATTGATAAAATTATTGCTTCGATAAACAACATTGCAACAGTTTCTGATGAAAAAGACCTACAATTCAAAAAAGGTGAGCTTTCAATTCTTACTTGGCTGAAAACCTTGAAAGAGGCCAGTGAGACTGCATACGAGGAATTGAATGAAAAGAATGTATGATTACGCCTGCAAATGCGGGCAAAAGTTTGAGAAATTTACCACTTATGAGATGGTAAATGTCCAATGTGAGTGTGGTGAACTAGCTGTTCGCGCACTCTCTGCTCCAGCGTTTAGGTTGGAAGGATGGTCTGGAAGTTTTCCCTCTGCATATGGGAGATTTCCTAAAAGCCACACTGACAAGTTAAAATCTGAGCGCAAAGCTAACGCACAAACATGAAAGTGTCGCGTTAATCTCCTACAACCGAAAGTACGGCAGGAAAAGGAAACGATATGTTGATTGACAAAGAAGATGAGACGCTTGGCGAGTTAGAAGTTGAAGAGACTAAGCAACAGGCCCATGAACTTCCTGATAAATACAGGGACAAAAGTTTAGAGGACATTGTGAGAATGCACCAGGAAGCTGAAAGGCTTATTGGGAAGCAGGCACAAGAAGTTGGCGAAGTACGGAAACTTGCAGACGAGCTAATTAAGCAGAACCTTTCTTCTAAGCAGCAATATGTCAAAGAGGATGAGCCAGAAGTAGATTTCTTTGAGAATCCACAGAAGGCAGTTCAGAGGACGATTGATAGCCATCCTGATGTGGTAGCTGCTCGACAAGCGGGTATCGAATTCAAGAAGGCTCAGATTCAGCAGAAGCTGGCGCAGGCACACCCTGATTTTGTGCAAGTTGCACAAGACCAGAACTTTGTGAATTGGGTGAAATCTTCACCTGTTCGCTTAGGGTTGTATGCAAGAGCAGATGGTGAATTTGATTTTGATTCGGCTAACGAACTGATTTCTACCTATAAAGAGTTGCGTGGCGTGAAGACTAAACAAGCCGAACAAGCTGGTCAAACAGCTAGGGCTAATAGCATGAGAGCCGCAGCAGTCGATACAGGTGGAACTGGAGAGAGTTCAAAGAAGGTTTACCGAAGGGCTGACCTGATTCGGCTGAAAATGACCGACTCGGCTAGATACGATGCCTTGAGTGATGAAATCATGCAGGCATACGCAGAAGGTCGCGTCAAGTAACTAACTTTTGATTTTGGAGTATTAACATGGCATTTCCTACCCCTGCGGTTACCACCACTACGGCGGCAACCTTTATCCCTGAAATTTGGTCTGATGAAATCGTTGCGGCCTACAAGAAAAATCTTGTTCTGGCTAATCTGGTTACGAAGATGAATTTCAAAGGCAAGAAAGGTGACACCGTTCACATTCCTGCGCCTTATCGTGGCACTGCCTCTGCTAAAGCAGCAAGCACAGCCGTTACCATGATTGCAGCTACTGAGACTACCGTTGACGTTTCCATCAACAAGCACTATGAATATAGCCGCTTGATTGAGGACATCGTTGAAGCACAAGCTCTGAATAGCCTGCGCTCGTTCTATACCTCTGATGCTGGTTATGCCTTGGCGAAACAAATTGATAGCGATTTGGTTCAGCTTGGTCGTAACTTCAATGGCGGTACTGCTGCAAGCGCTCGTTACACTGCTGCTTACATTGGTGGTGATGGAACTACCACTTTTGACTACTCTGCCAATACCAACACTGGTAACGCCTCTGCTCTGACTGATGTGGCTATTCGCCGCACCATCCAGCGCCTGGACGATAACGATGTTCCTATGGACGGACGTTTCTTCATCATTCCTCCTTCAAGCCGAAATACGTTGATGGGCCTTGCCCGTTACACTGAACAGGCTTTTGTTGGCAATGGTGATGCAATCCGTAATGGCGAAATTGGTCAACTGTACGGCATGGCTGTCTTTGCTACCAGCAACGCTGACTCTGCATCTGCTACCGCTGCGTTCCCCGCAAGCGGAACTGCAATTGCCCGTGTCTGCTTGATGGGTCACAAAGACGCTTTGGTCTTGGTTGAGCAAGTTGGTGTTCGCACTCAGACTCAGTACAAGCAAGAATACCTTGCTACGTTGCTGACCGCCGATACTCTGTACGGTGTGAAATCTCTGCGTGATAGCTCCACCGCTGGCGAGCCTAACTCGTCCGCAGCATTCGCCCTGGTCGTACCAAGCTAATGGTAATCCCCCTGCCTAACGGTGGGGGGTTCTTTTTTTAGGAGTACAAATATGGCTGCTGCTACCGCTGTTGTTTCCCGCCGTGGAAATGACCAATTTCGTGGTATTTTTTCTGACACTTGGGCTGTTACAGGCACATTAGATTCTGCATCTGTTTCAACAGGAAGTGCTGGAACTGATACCGTAACCGTTCCAGGAGTTGTTCTTGGTGACATGGTTCTTGGTATGTCTGTTGCTGTAAGCGAGGCTGGCATTGTGCGCCGTGCTTATGTTTCTGCTGCTAATACCGTGACTATTGCTACCACCAACACAACTGGTGGTTCTGTAGACCTTGCATCAACTACCGTTGATTTGGTTATTGCACGAATGGTGTAAAGAGAGGGGGGCTTGCTCCCCTTTCTTGTTTTAAGGATTTTTATGGCTCAGTTCAAGTGTTTAGCAAGTGGAAACTTTGTTAACTTTAATACGCAATACGACATTGAAGTTATGATGAAGCATCCTGAATACGAACTGGTTAAAGAAGAGTCCTCAAAACAAGAAGATGTTAAAAAATCTGTAGGCCGTCCTAAAAAGGTTCAAGAGCATGACCGAGATTAGTCCAAGAGAATTTGGCAAGCTAGAAGCTCAGGTAGAAGCTCTACAGGAGCAAGTCTCCCAGTTATCTAAAGATGTGAAAACACTTCTTGAGATGGCGAACCAAAGCAAAGGTGGCCTCTGGGTCGGAATGTCAATAGCATCTGCTATCGGTGGTGCTATCACCTTCTTTGCCACTAAGATACTGCGATGAAAGAAGGTCTACTCTCTGGTGTGACTTGCCCTGTTGCTACACAGGACATTTCTATTAACCTGAAAAACAGGAACCATGCCTTCAAAGAGTACGGCTATGGCCCTCCTAATCCCAATGAGGCAAATGATGCGTTTTGGCTAAAGAAAGCCAAGATGTATAACGCGCCTACTGCAACCATCAAAGGTATGCGTTGCGGTAACTGTGCTGCATTCATTCAGACTCCCAAGATGATGGCTTGCATCACGCAAGGTCTTGAGAAGGATGAAGAAGGCTTGTCCTATGACCAGCAATTCATAAAAGCAGCAGACCTTGGATACTGCGATTTATTCCAATTCACTTGTGCAGCGGCCCGTACTTGTGATGCATGGAAATCTGGTGGGCCAATTACTAAGGACAGAACATGATGTACGGAAAATCAGCTAAACCAGCAGCAAAATCTGCTCCTAAGAAAAAGGCTATGCCACTGACCATCATGGTCGCAGTTGGTAAGCCTAAAATGTCTTTGCCTGTTCGCGGACAGCGCACGGCTACTAACATGATGAAGAAATCAGGTCGAGGTAAATAATGGCATCTTTGGCAACACCCGTCACTCTTTTAAGCGCAGTCACCGCTACTGGCGCATCTCCAGCAGTTCAAGTTGATGCTGGAAATCCCGCATTCTTGCAAGTTTCAGGCATTACATCAGCGACTGTTGCATTGCAAGGTAGTCTTGATGGTACAAATTGGTCAACTATTGGAACTGCATTGACTGCTAACGGCATCGTTACTGTACAAAATGCTCCAACTTATTTGCGCGCAAATTGTACTGTTTATGCAACAGGCACAATCACCGCCAAGATTCTGTACTAAGGACTAGCCATGAAAAAACCCACAATGGCCCAAAAAAAAGTCAGCAAGGTAATGAAAGAGTACGGCAAAGGTGAACTTCACTCTGGCTCTAAAAAAGGCCCATTGGTGAAGTCGCAGAAGCAGGCTATTGCCATTGCATTGTCTGAGGCTGGTAAATCTAAGCCAATGAAGAAGATGAAATGAAAGCTGGCCTATACAGTAATATTCACGCCAAACAAGCTAGGATAAAAGCTGGCTCTGGTGAAAAAATGAACAAGGTTGGGTCTAAGGCCGCACCTACTGCTGCTGATTTCAAGCAGGCAGCAAAGACTGCAAAGAAGGCAAAAAAGGTGAAATAGATGAAATCTCCAACTTGGCAAACAAAAGCTGGTCAAAATCCAAAAGGCGGCTTGAATGCCAAGGGCAGAGCATCCTATAATGCCGAAACTGGCGGCAACTTGAAAGCACCAGTAAAGTCAGGTGACAACCCTCGACGGGCCTCCTTTTTAGCACGGATGGGCAATATGCCAGGGCCAGAGCTAAAAGATGGAGAACCAACTCGTCTGCTGCTCTCGCTTAAAGCGTGGGGCGCGTCCTCCAAGGAAGATGCCAAGGCTAAGGCCAAGGCAATTACTCGCAGGAACAAGGTCAAAAAATGAGAGCATTGTCAGTTGGCTCAAACCCAACAGCAAACACTCTGACTACACTTTACACAGTACCTACAGGGTACTACGCTAAGGTGACTTTGTTGCGTGCCACTAATCAAGGTTCATCTAACAAACACATTACATTTAGTTGGACAGATACAAGCGCATCTGTAACCTATTCGCTTGTTTTTGAGGAAGCGGTTGCATCCAAAACCATGCGAGATTTTGGCGCATCGACAACGTATTTTGTAATGGAAGAGAATGACATTCTCAAGGTAACAACTGAATCTGCGTCTACTTTTTCAGTATTGGCAACATTTGAGCAAGAAGGACTTACAAGAATATGACTTACCTAGAACTTGTCAATGATGTCCTTATTCGGTTACGTGAGGCTACAGTTACAACTGTTTCTGAGACAACCTATTCAACTCTAATTGGAAAATTTGTCAACGATGCAAAACGCCAAGTAGAAGATGCATTTCCTTGGAACATTCTTAGCAAAGACATCACTGTAACCACTGCTGCTGGAACTTACAAATATTCGCTAGTGGGTGCTGGACAGAAGTTTCAGGTCTTGGATGCCATCAACTCTACATCTAATATTCCGTTGGAGAATATCAGTTTCGTGCAGATGAATCGCTACCAGAACTATGCAATTGTTCCAGCATCTACCATTCCAAACCAATACGTCTTTGATGGCGTTGATACAAATTACGATGCAAAGGTGACGCTGTATCCTCGTCCAGATGGCGTTTACAGCCTTCTTTTCTCGCTGGCAGTGCCACAGGCTGCCCTGTCTTCTGATAGCACCGTATGCCTCGTTCCTGATGTGCTGGTGGCACAGAATGCTTATTCCCGCGCATTGGTTGAGCGTGGTGAAGATGGCTCCATGAATTCTTCTGAAGCATTCTTGCTATACAAGTCAATGCTCTCTGATTACATTGCGCTGGAAGGTACTCGCTTTCCTGATTACGATGGATTTGTAGCAACATGAGCCAAGCACTACAGTCCTACAGCGTATCAGCGCCTGGGTTCTATGGGTTAAACACCCAAGATTCCCCATTGGACTTGGCTTCAGGTTTTGCGTCTATTGCTACCAATGCAATCATTGACCAGTATGGACGCATTGGCTCTCGCAAGGGTTACTCAAGGGTAAATCCATCTAGCGGAACTCTTGGGGCTAACAATGTTGGCGTAATCCATGAATTGGTACAGACTGATGGAACTTTGACCATCCTATTTGCTGGAAATACAAAGTTGTTCAAACTTGGAACTGCCAATGCTGTTACCCAGCTTACCTATGGGGGGGGAGGGTCTGCTCCAACAATCACGGCAAATGATTGGCAGATATGTTCTCTCAACGGCATTGCTTACTTCTTCCAAACTGGTCACGACCCACTCATTTACGACCCTGCTGTTAGCACTACCACCTATCGCAGAGTAAGTGAAAAGTCTGGCTATACAGGCACTGTGCCATTGGCAAACATTGGAATCTCTGCCTTTGGTCGTATCTGGGTAGCAAGCACTACCACTGATAACACAACCATCACTTTCTCTGACCTTCTTGCTGGTCATGTGTGGAGTGGAGGCACTTCAGGAACATTGGATGTAAGCCGTGTTTGGCCCAATGGAGCAGACCAGATTGTTGGTCTAGCTTCACATAATGGATTCCTATTCATCTTTGGTAAGCGTCAAATCCTTATTTATGCCAATGCCACTACGCCTGCAACAATGCAGTTGAGTGACTCAATTTCTAGCGTTGGATGCCTTGGGCGTGACACTATCCACACTACAGGCAGCGACATTGTTTTCCTGTCAAACAGTGGAGTACGTTCACTGCTGCGTACTATTCAGGAAAAGTCTGCGCCTTTGCGTGACCTATCCAAGAACGTCCGTAATGACTTGATGGCATCTTTGTCTGCTGAGACACTTGCTAACTGCAAAGCTGCCTATTCTGAAATCAATGGCTTCTACTTGCTCACTCTGCCAATTGCCAGCCAAGTCTATGTTTTTGATACCAAAGCACAGCTTCAGGATGGGTCTGCACGGGTAACAATATGGGACTCTCTAAATCCAACTTGCTTGCTATCTCGCCGCAATGGTGACTTGCTTATAGGCAAAAGTGGGTACATTGGAAAATACGATACCTACCTTGATGACACTGCTACCTACAGAATGCAGTATTTCACTAATTACGCTGACTTGGGCGACATTGGCATCACATCCATTCTCAAGAAAATTGTTGTAACTGTCATTGGCGGCTCAAGCCAAGACTTCATTGTGAAATGGGGATTTGACTTTACGGGTCAGTATTACTCGCAGGTGCTGTCAATTCCAACATCAACTGTCTCTGAATATGGAGTAGCTGAATATGGTGCAAATGGAGTTCCTGTTGCCTACTATTCAAGCGGAGTTCAGCTACAGCTTTTGATTGGTCAAGCAACTGGCTCTGGCAAAGCTGTACAAACGGGTTATGAAACAGAGATTACTGGTTTTCCAGTTAGCATTCAGAAAATTGAGATTCAAGCCAAACGAGGAAAACTTGTATGAGCAACTACACCAAAACTACCAACTTTGCGGCTAAAGACGCGCTGGCTCCAGGCAATTCATCCAAGATTGTCAAAGGCACAGAGATTGACACTGAGTTCAACAATATCCCAACTGCTATTGCTACAAAAGCCAATGGCACTTTGACCGATTTTGCACTTGTTGAAGTCAGTGGAGTTCTGTACTTTCAAGCCAGTGGAACCAGTGTGGCAAAGCTAGATTCAAGCGGAAACTTCACTGTCATTGGCAATGTGGTTGGCGCTGGAACGATGTAAGGGTTAAGAAGTGGCTCGTGAAAAAGAACTCGCAATCATTGCTGGCGACTATGCCAAGAATCATCGTGGGCGTGAGTACAGTCTTGAGTCAGTGAAAGACACATTTTTGGAGTACGTCAAGCAAGGTATGAAATACCTGTTGACAAAAAATACAATAATTCTCTACTCTGAAAATAGAGATAAAACAGTAGAATTCCATGCAATAAATGCAGGAAATAAGCAGGACTTAGTGACTGCTGTGAATAACTTGCTTGCAAAAGCAAAGGTAAAGTTTGATAAAGCGGTGACCTACTATGACAATCCTGCTATCAATGACTTGGCTAATCTAGGAATAGTCAAAGGCACTGTTAAAAAGATAGACGGTGGCCTTGATAGGACTTACGAAATGTCTTTTGATTTAAGGGGTTAATCATGGGATGGGTATCACAAGCAACTGAGAAGGTAAGCGAGGCCGCTACACAGGTTTTGCAACCTATTGAGAAAGAGCTTTCTCAAGGGATTACTGACCTTGGTAGAACCATTGCAGATAGCCCTGCGCTAGAAGCAGTCATTACTTATATCGCTGCTACAAATGGTGTGCCTCCAGAGGCTACAGCAGCATTTCTTGCTGCAAACAAAACATCTCAAACTGGAGGAAACTTAGAAAAAGGTCTTGAGACACTGGTGCTATCTTATGGTGCTGGAAAACTTACTGCTTATCAACCAGTTAATTTAGATGTGGTAACGGCAGATGTAGCCGCAGGTGTACCAGTTGATTCTGCTGTTGCAGCAGCACAAACAGCGGCAATGGACGCTGGCGGAGAGGCTGTTAGCACACTTGTTGGTGGAAGTGGGCCTGATGCAGCACTTGCAGCTAGTCAACAAGGAATGGCTGGAGGCTATGGCTTTGGCATGAATGCAGTTCCTGCCGCTACAACTACTGCCGCAGAAACTGCTGCACCTTTAATGGGCGCAAATGCTGCTGGTTCTCTTTTCAGTGGAGCAGGCGTTCCTGGCGCAGGAACTGGCGCTCTTGGTGCTGGAGCCTTAGGTGTTGGCTCTACTCTTGCTGGATTAGGTGGGTCACCAGTTGCGCCTGCCGCTAGTGCCGCTGGTTCTAGCGCAGGGTATGTAGCCGCCGCTGAAGGAGGCCTGCTTTCTGGTTTAAGTGCATATGGCCCTTCTCTTGTAACTGGTGGCTTGAACTTGCTTGGCGCTTCCAATACAGCAGAGAAAGCAAGAGAAGCTGCACAAACTCAAGCTGCTGCACAAGTTGAGGCTGCTCGTATCGCAGCAGAGGCGGCTAAGTTCCGTCCTGTTGGCGTTACTACTCGTTTTGGAACATCACAGTTCACCACTGATGCACAAGGCAATGTCATTGGTGCTGGATATGCTGCAAGCCCTGAAATCAAAGCCTATCAAGACCGATTGAGCGCACTTGCTGCATCTGGTCTAACTGGCGCTGAAGGTGCTGCTGCTGCGTATGCTCCACTTACTACTGGCGCACAAAGTCTGTTCAATCTTGGACAAGGTTACATTCAGGAAACTCCTGAGCAACAAGCTGCTGCCTACATTGCAAAACAGCAGGCATTGCTTGCTCCTGGACAAGAGCAGCAACTTGCTCAATTGCAGAACAAGCTGCTAGCACAAGGTCGTGGTGGTCTGTCTGTTGCCCAAGGTGGCAATCTTGCTGCTACTAGCCCTGAGCTTGCTGCTTACTACAACGCATTGGCTCAAAGCAATCTGCAATTAGCTGCACAGGGCCAACAAGCTGGTCAACAACAGGCTCAGTTTGGCGCTGGACTGCTTGGCGCTGGTAGCGATTTAATGGGCAAATACTATGCTGGTCAAACTGCTGCGTATGCTCCGTTTGCTACTGCTATAGACACAACCACTGGACTAGAAAACCTTGCACAACAGCCAATGACGTTGGGTACGCAAATCGGAGCTAGAACTACTGCATCTGCCGCCCAAGCAGGACAACTGCTTTCGCAAGGAATGCTACAGAGTGCAGCTACACAAGCCCCTGCCAATGCCTTTAGCTACAGCGGCAATCTGTTTAGTCAAGCTGCAAATAATCCACAGTTGCAGGCAGCTATTCTCAAGGCTTTTTCGACTTAACCCAACATAGGAAATAATCATGGCAGACGATATTGTTGGCGGTCTATTCGGGGTAAATCCCGAAATGTATCAGCAGCAACAGCAGCAGCAGGTTTTTAACCGTGCAGTTGCGTTGCAAAACCTTGACCCATTCCAGCAAGCTGCTGTAGGCTTGCAGCAAGCGGGCTACAACCTTGGTGGTGCGCTTGGTGGGGCAATG